ATGAATTCCCCGAAACAGCACGACGACGTGCGCCTGATCGATTGCAGCGAGGCCGAGCACGCAGCGGCCATCCTCGAGATCCTGAACGACGCGATCGCGAATTCGACCGCGCTGTACGACTACCGGCCGCGCCCGCCGGAAGCGATGGTCACGTGGTTCGCGACGAAACGCGCGGGCGGGTTTCCGGTCGTCGGCGCCGTCGACGCATCGGGCACGCTGCTCGGCTTCGCGAGCTGGGGCACGTTCCGTGCGTTCCCTGCGTTCAAGTACACGGTGGAACACAGCGTCTACGTGCGCAGCGACCAGCGCGGTCGCGGGCTCGGCGAACTGCTGCTGCGCGAAGTCGTCCGTCGTGCGCGCGACGCGCAGGTGCACGTGCTGGTCGGCTGCATCGACGCGACCAATGCCGGAAGCATCGCACTGCATACGAAACTGGGATTCGTGCACTCGGGCACGATCACGGAGGCGGGATTCAAGTTCGGCCGCTGGCTCGACGCGGCGTTCTATCAGTTGAAGCTCGATACGCCCGCGCAGCCGGTGGATGGCTGATTGCGCGGAGGCCGTCGCATGCATCCCGTACGGCGGCCGGCAAACGATGCAGAAAAAAGAAAAGCCCCGCCGAAGCGGGGCTTTTTCTCGTTCTACCTGGAGGCGCGAGCCGGAGTCGAACCGGCCTAAACGGCTTTGCAGGCCGTCACATATCGATAAAAATCAATGAATTATGGGATTTGACCGCTCGCAATTGCCGACTCAGCGCCTGCAAATTTCCAATAACCTGTAACAGACGAACTTGCTCGTCGAGCGCTCTCGTCGACTGTGAAACTGTGCTGAGTACGAATCGCGGGGACCATATTCAGCTTCACACCGCAACCACTACACCAGCGCAGGTAATTCCTCTACAGGATTTGCCGGATCACCCCCAATACTTCGTGCACCCGTACGGCAAGCAATCAAATTTCGAATCACTGCCGCTGCCACCTTGACGTTTATGGCGTTACCCAATGCCTTGAACGCCCGACCGTTGGCATCGGGCAGCGCTGTCAACTCGTCCATAGATTGCAGACGAGCACATTCGCGAACGGTCATATATCTGCGCTCCCATGCAACAATCGGAACCTGCGTAGTCGTCATCGCAACCAACGATGGCGAAGTTGTTCTCCTTTTTACACGCACGCCCGACGCCCTGAATTGAATGATGTAGCGCCATATATCGCGCTCCTCTCCTTGGCAATTCCATTCAAGCTTCTGAAGCGAGTGCGGAAACGCCAAGAGACGCGGTAACCATCCATCTATCCAACCCTTATGCTCCCTATACAGTTCTCGATTTTGCCAAATAAACCGTTGCTTCCAATCTGGGAACACGCCTTTCTTTCCGCGAGCGTAACTCGGCACACCTTGCAGCAACTCTTCCTTTGAACTTCCTTTCAACCTTCTACCAAATGACCCACGGAATTTTGAAAGTTCGCCAATCGAAAACTGCCGAAGTGTGTCTCGTGAGTATGGGTAATTCGCACCAAATTCATCCGCCCATATTGGGAAAGACGGCAATTTGGAATTCTTGGGAAATCTCTCCAAAAATTCCTGCCAAACGTTCAGACATTCGACCACGTAGCCCGGCAACGGTTTGGCATCGGATGGATTCGAGTCCAAAACCGTACCAATATCAAGCGTTGCATCAATAGGTACCGGCCAAGAAAACCCGGCAAGCCCGCCCGCAGTTCGCAACCGACCAACCAAATACATCCGCTCTCGAATTTGGGGCACACCAAAGTGATGCGGCGAGAGCTTATGGCTGTCCACATCATAACCTAGCGCGTGAAGTGCCTCTATAACACGTTGATAGGTATTACCATCGTCGTGATTTACGAAATGCGCAACATTTTCCAACACAACAAATTCCGGGCGATGCTGCTCAAGAATTTCAACAACCCGAAAAAAAACAGTCCCACGAACCGCGTCCTTCCATCCGTTCTGGCGACCCGCTTTCGAAAATGGCTGACAAGGGAATCCGGCACACAGAAGATCGTGGCCAGGAATGGATTCGAGAGGTACCTTCTGAATGTCTCCAGCCGCCGGCACCCCGAAATTGCGCTGGTATAGGCTGCGGAGGTCGTCTTGAAGCTCAGATGCAAACACACACTCCCCGCCCACTGAGGTCGCCGCAAGATGGAAACCGCCGAGTCCAGCGAATAAATCTATAAATCTCAAATTCGCCTCGCGCTTAAGCATCCAATGGCGGCAAAGCCGCAATTCGCGGCCCCACCCACTCCACTAAATCTGCGTTGAGATCTGGAACATCCCACACATGCTCCGCTGCTCTACCCGGGTTGAGCAACCTATATCGATCCAGAAACACGCCATTCACTTTCGTGGCCTCTTTTCTAAACTCCTGCTTATCCGTAAACGAATAAGGAATCACGAATCCTTTAACCGGTGGAGAGTTGAAGTTAATTATCTTATTCCATACAGTTAAATCAGGAGTATGCCTCTTCCTTTGCCAATCCTTTCCACTAGCACACTGAACCATCAAAAGTGGGGACGAAGAATTTTCGTCACCGAACGAATACGCCGCCAGCAAATCCAGACCTAATTCATTTGCGTGACTATCAACATAAACATCGATTTCCGAGCCAGCAACCTCGTTTAATGAACTGACGATATCGTCGATAATCTCGTACAGCCTGACCGGGTTATCCGGAGCCCACCCCACACGCTGGATTCGCCATCCTGGCAACATGTTAACTAACGAGTGATGCGCCACGCGCTCAAACAAACTCCCTTGCACGCTCGAATCGTATCCATAGTCACGAGCCCACCTTGGATACACATAACTCCCACAGGACAAAGCCAAGCAAAAAGCGTAGGCGGGAAAATCCCGCCACTCGCCGCGCCGCTCAATTCTGTCCGCCGTTAGGCGCAGTTGCAACGCACCGCCAGCATTCAAAGCGTTTACCCGAGCTCGCAGAATACTCCAAACGCTATCAATAAATTCAAGCGCAAAATCCTGCGATTGGTAAATTTCATTTTCCAGAAGCACGTCAACAATATCGGCCTTGGAAAGACTGTCATCCGAAAAGACAACGCTCGATTCAATCCAATCGCATACAATTCCAAGATTCGAATTATGCTTCTTGGCGGATGCGCTAATCCCACTCTCAGGCAGTCCCAGCATCGTCGCACAAATCCTTTTTCAGTTCTTCTTCGATTGCCGGAAAAATGCTCACCAACTGCAACACGTCAGCCGAAAGTCTTTTAACTGCTTTTTGCACACGCTCCGATTTACGATGTATATGCGCATCCTGAAGCGCAAGTTGCACATTATCGGAAGCGAGAGCAACATATTCGAGCACATTCTCCTCACCCAACCCCGCCTTTCTATATGCGAGCTCAAATCGAGGCTTTTCCGTGCGCTCAAGATATTCCACGGCCTCATCGCTCTCTAGAATTTTTCCGAACGAATCGACATAGCGGGAATCAGTAAACAGTGGCTCACTTCTACTATCACCAAATAACCATTTGGCGAAATTCGCGAGATTCTGCAAATGCTCCTGCGGAACAGGATATTTAGCCTCGTCTGGAGACGCTTGAATATTGATATCCAAGTATTTTTGCGCGCCGGCGGTTCGAAGCGACAGGTACAACACGCTAAACTTCTCTTCTACACGATCAACATCAACATCCTCGTGCTCATCCATCTGAAGCAGCAGGCGATAAGAAATATAATGCTGCCGAACGGTAGGTGTTTTACTACCAATCTTCCTACGTACGTCATCGTAAGAAAGATTTTCGTCTTCGATCAATTTCGCAATATACTGAGCCTTCTCTGCCGGCTTCCACTCCTTGATACCAGTGACGTGGCGAAAACCGAGATAGGCAGAAACATCCTTCCGGTCGCCCACTTCGATATAAGGAATGTCATCGAAGAAACCGTTCTCAACACGCCGAGATCCAATCAACTCACGCCACTTGGATGAAATAGGTGCCCCATCTGCAGCCTGCTTCAACAATTTAAGCGCAGCTAAGCGTCGATTCCCTTCAACTACAACCAAGTGATCAGAACCATACAGCTTCTCTTTTACAACTATCAGCGCTTCTTGTGGCCAAAATCCGCTTTCCAAAAAAGAGGTCGCGAGTTCGTCAAGCGTCCAATCCTTCATCGCGTCCAGGACTTTATCCTGCGACAACTTGTCGGATGCAACTCGACGACCTAAACGCGGATTAGTCGGATCTAGATAAAGATCATCGACCTTTGCATACTCGATCCGCGGAGCCGCCGGCATATGTAGTCCCTTTAAAATATTTCCACGCACGGTAACTCGTTGTTTACAAAAGAGTCTCGTGCTACTCGCGCGACAGCATAACATACCCATCGCAGCTCAAAAAGCGTACTCGACTGCCCAATGGCCGGCCGCCGGCCAGCCACTCCGGCAACGACTTCGCCGACTGAGGCGGGTCTCTCCTGTCCGTCTCGAGTCCGCACCAGCAAGTCACTTTGGTTCTGCAACCATCTCTTCGGCCCGGTAGAGCTGAAGCATCGCGCGTGCAGCCTCGACGTTCGACGTCGTCAACCACTCTTCCCAGTCGTCAGGTCGCAGGATCACGACCGATCGTTTTTCGTCGGCCGGTTTGTGCATGCGCGACATCAGCGGGTGGCCGTCGGCGTTGACGGTTAGCATCGCCATCGCATGAATGTCGGTGCCGTCCGGGCGATGCAGCGTTTGCCAGATACCGGCGACGCACATCGTCGGGCGATCGATCACGCCGATGCGTTGCCACACGCATCGCCCGAGCACCCATTTGCCATCGTTGTCTTGATACGCGTCCGGATACGATGGCTCGACAACGTACTTGGCCGGGATGAGGCAGCGGCCGCCGGCTCGCCACGTTGGTGCAAATAGCCGCGACTTCCCCACGTTGTCATCACGCACGTTCATCAGCGTGCGCATGATATCCGGCTTCTTGCCGGCCGCCTTTGCCGCTTCAATCCGCTCCTTCTGTACCGCGCGCGGCACGAAGCCGAAGCCCGCGATCAGCGGCTTGAACTGCCCGCCGACATATCCGACGATCGGGGCGTCGTAGTCTTGGTAGATCTCCGGCTTCCACGGCGTCCATCGGTACAGGTCACGGAAGCTGTCAATCTTCAGTTCGCTCAGACCTGGATCTTCGCCCGGCGCAACGTAATTGGTGCACACAGCCCGCCCCTATTTTTGAGACTTGACGGCCTCATCTTACTCCGCGATAAACTGTATATCCATACAGTGCTTTGCTCGCATCATGATCTTGCCCCCATTCGACCCTCCTCAGTTTGACGCTATGTCGCAATGGTGGCGCACATGCACGTATGCCGACGTCCATCGACTGATTCTCGAAGTGCTGCACCTGCGAATTACGCTGCGTGAGATGGGCACCCTGACCGGCGACGCCACGAGAATGATCGCGTACCTCGATCGTGCCGACGAGCTGCAATACGCAGCCCCCCTGCGCCGCCTATCAAACAAGATCGACAAAGAGATCGTGCGGGCCGGACGCATGGGCAATCCGCGCGCATCGGTTGCTCCGTTCTCTGACGAGTGGCGCGCTCGCGAAGCCATGAAATGCAGGCTTCACGACGTCCCCGGCGAACCCGATCCCGGCTCCGACAAGGCAACGAAACTGCCTGAGTTCCAACGCTTGACATGGGAGGAGCTTCGCGACGCGTGGAGCGCGATCCCCTACAAGAAAAATCGCTCGCTCACGGTCGAACAGCGCTTCGTGCTGGAAGTCGTGCACGTCCGCCGGACGCTGCGGCTCATGGCGAAAATGGTCTGCGCTGCCGAGTTGGAATTGAAGAAGAACGGCTATCCCGACTCGTTCGCACTCGACCAGCTCCGCCGCATGATTGACGGCGCTCGCTTCGATTGACAATAGTTGACCGCCTGCGAGTTAGCCAACAGTCAGCCATTCTCCCGGAAATGGTAAATTCATACGAAAACCACACCTACGAGAGAACATATGGCCCGAGCCATGATTTGCGTCGGCGATACGACGACGCATGGCGGCCGCGTGCTGGAGGGCAGCGCGACCGCAACCATTGACGGAAAGCCTATTGCCGGCGTCGGCCACAAGGTACTTTGCCCGCAGTGCAAAGGCGTCTTTCCTATCCTGCCGACAGGGCGGCAATACTCGCACACGTTCGACGGACGAGAAACCGCTGTCGAGGGCATGAAAACCGCGTGCGGAGCGACCTTGATCGCGTCGCAATCGTCGGCGACGTTCGACGACGTCGGATCTGGCAATGCAACGACTGGCGGCGCAAGTGCGGCCGTCGCAGCGACTGCCGCAGCGCTCGCTCCCTCGTCGACGCTCTGTCTCGAATGTCTCAAAGCAGCGGCCGAGAACGCCGCGACGATGATCGCGCGCGGGTAGCACATGACCGAAAACTCGATCGAAGCCTTCTTCTTCAGGCGGCAACAGCAGTTGACCATGCAGGTGCATCTCTATGCACTCGTCGACGGCCTGCTTTACGCGAACGCGGCGAATGGGTCGGCCCCACGGCGATCTCAGTCGGCCATCGCTGTGTTCGACGGGACGCAGGACGCGTCACTCGCTGATGCTGGACCTTGGCTTTTTGCGTACGACGGCGCGGCCGGCGATGTCCGACGCACTCTCTCCACAATGGCCGCCAGTTCCACAGGCGTGTCGTGGCTGATCAGCGCCTATCCGATCGAATCACTCGCTAACGAGCTGCGCAGCCGCCTCGACGTACGCTTGCCGGACGGAAGCACGGCCCTACTTCGTTTCTACGACGCTCGCATCATGGCCGACATGGCGTCGCTGATGGAATTCTCACAGCGCATGCAGTTCTTCGTCGCGACATTCAACTGGCTCGTCGAAGTGAATGGAAAACTGAAGGGAGTACACCCGCATGCTTGAACTGACAAGCGAACAGGTCGCCGGCCTTGCCGAGATCGACGCGCGCGGATATGTCGAGCGGGTGAGACTGGATCTCGTCAAAGCTGATCCGAAGCTTGCCGACGACAGCACACTGCCGGCGCGGCTCTGGAGCGCATACATTGCCGCGCGACAGCTCGGCATCCACGCCGACGAGAACGTCGAAGCGTTTCTTCACATCGAAGCGTACTCCCCGAGTTTCTACACGAAGCCGGCGACACGTACATGGCTCACTCGTCCCGGACGATCGCCCGACGAACGCTTTCACGACTACTTCCGCGTCATGAAATGGCGCATCGAACATCCAGAATACGACAGGAGATCAACAGATGGCGGGGTTCGCGGTACCGATAATCGAAGCAGCAGCGGCGGAGCTTGGGCCGGTATTAGCGCGAGCTGGCGTCGCCTTATTGGGCGGCCTGGGACTGGCGGGGACGGCGAGCCTGTCTAGCGATACGCCGAAGGATGAGAGCAAGGCCAAGACGGACGCCAAGGCTGTGCCGCGCACCGGAGAAAAGTGCAAAAAGTGCCCGCCGGAAGAATCTGGGCAGCCCCTCCGTAGAAACTATCACATGTCCGCACATGCTCGAAGCTACCAAGGCCGCGTCACGGGGCGGCCGTATAGCGTTGAGGAAGGGTGGAGCGAGGAATGGGTGTGGCTCGGAACTGATTTCGACGGATTCTTGCCTGCCGAGTGCCTACTACAAGAAGCAAAGTCACTTTATGCGAAGTTTTTCGAGCGCGACGAACACGGCGAACTTCAGCCGCGTGAATGGTTCGACGGTCACGAAGACCTTCAGAATGCCTTGATCCGGCAAGCGAAAAAGGTGAACGCAAACCCTCCTGCTCGCCTGAAATGGTATTTCGAAGAAGCTGATACTCGGGAGTTCATGCTTCCCTACCTGACCACCTACCGAGTACAGTCGGTCGTGCAACCGTAATCCGAGACGAATATGGACTTCAGGCTTCAATTCAAGGACGCAACGCTCGATCCGATGAACTTCGAGCAGGCACTATCACGCATTCATGTCGTGACGACCGAGCTGGCCCAGATCGACCCAAAGTTTAGTCGCTGGTACGCACGCGGGAAAAGCCGCGACGAAGCGCTGCTCTATCCCGCGTTCGAAGACGGGGCACCATCAACAGCAATCCAAGCCGTACTGAAGCACAAGTTCGCGGCAGACCCAACGACAACATATGTAGCGTTATGGGACGGCAACGAAGGCGACGCGCGTGGCGCGACCCTCGCATGCCATCTCAATGAGGCAGGCACTTATAACTCGTTTGAGCTATCGATGTTGGACGCAGCAGTCCTCGGCAATCTCGATTCGGTGCTTAGAATCGTACGCTCCATCGTTACAGCGTTCGACCCGGCCTACGTCACGGTCTCCCCGCGGAGCTACGTGGCAAAGCAAGTTTTCGACGACAAACCCGGAGTCGGTTGGATGCTTTACCTGCCAACCGTCATAACACAGCAGCAGGTTCCTGAGGCCCGCGAGATTGTTCCTGTCCCGGAGGCCGGCAAGGCCCAGATTGGCACAATCATCGTCAGCACAATCGATGCTCCGTTCTCGATGCAGAATCCCGAGCACATCGAGACGGCAAATCGCATCGAGGTCCGGCTCGTCGATCAAGATCTCTTGCCCGCCTTTGCAGATCTGTAATTGCAATGCCGGCGCGACCCGTTGCGCCGGCATCCTCGGTTAGAACAACCCTACAGGCTGCGCCGCATCATCCCAACTGAAAATGATCAGCTCGTTTCGTTCGACGCCCCTCCCACCGCCGACCGTGTATTGAATCGGCACGGTCTCGATGTGAAATCCGTCGAACACGCGTCGAATGTCGGGATGATCGTTGAGACTCACGATCGCGCGACCTTTGATCGATCGCAGGCGTTGCGCCATCTTCTCGTACTCGCCGAAGGGAAACGTCACGCCATACCCTTCCGTCTCGTAATACGGTGGGTCCAAGTAGAACAGCGTATGCGGGCGATCATAGCGATCGATGCACGCAGCCCAATCCAGCCGCTCAATGAACGTGTTCGCAAGCCGCAGGTGGGCTGCAGACAGTTCCTCCTCAATACGCAACAGGTTCAGACCCGGCGGTGTCGTTGTCGCTGTCCCGAACGTCTGCCCTTCCAGCTTCGCCCCAAAGCAACTTTTCTGCAGGTAATAGAACCGGGCCGCACGCTGGATATCGGTGAGGGTTTCCGGGATCGTCTGCTTCAGCCACTCGAACACCTGCCGGCTCGTCAACGCCCACTTGAACTGGCGCACGAACTCCTCCAGGTGATGCTGCACGACGCGATACAGATTGATCAGTTCGCCGTTCACGTCGTTTACGACCTCGACCTTGGCCGGCGGTCGGAGAAAGTACAGTGCGGCCCCGCCTGCGAACACTTCGACATAGCAATCGTGCGCCGGGAAACGCGGGATGAGATGGTCTGCAAGACGGCGCTTGCCGCCGATCCACGGAATGATGGGATTTGCCATTGTGAAAGCCGTTTTTAAACTTGGTGTAGAATCCGGCCCGCCTACCGGTAGGTAGCAGGGCCTTGGCTGATTCACTGGCGTAGACAGTGGAAAGGCGACCGGGAGACGTGTTCCAGCACGTTCCCCGGTCGCCCTGTTTCATTCGAGGCCATCCGGCCTCGATAGGCGCGCTACTGCGGCAGATTGCTTTGTGCGTCGCCGATCAACGCGTCGTAACTGCGCTCACACTGCTGGCCGGCGATGCCTCGCTCGTCAGCGATCTTCGCCAGCTCTCCCGCGCGCTCGTCAGCCCGGCCGAACACGTCGGCAAGCAGATCGAGGGCGTCGCCGGCTGTCGTGCTTCCGGTCGAAGCGCCGGCACGCCGGATGTCGGCAACGAGTGCAGCGACCTGCTTGCGCAGGCCGACAGCAGCACCATCGGCAGCAGCCGCATCAGCGACCGCCTGATCACGTTTCTTCGCAGCATCGGTTGCGATCCCCTCTTGTACCGCCAACCGGCGGCGAAACTCGTTACGTTCGTTCGTCAGGTCGTCGATCCGCCTCGCCTGATCCGCAACCTTCGCGGACTGGTCGGCGTCACGATGCCCCTTGAAATACCCGCAGGCCGAGCCGGCGACGACGCCGGCAACGACGAGCAGCCAGATACGCGGGTCGATCCAAGTCATGCGACCACCTCCCCGCCGGCCGCGCGATACGCGGCCAGCAAATGCTCGATGTCGTTCTCATGCTGGCCGTATCCGGCCCCCGGCAGACTGGCCCACACGTTCGACACCTTCGCGACGGCTTCGCGAAACCGCCCAGCGTCGATCAACGGCAATGCACCGTGCTCGCGCAGCTGCTGCAGCGCATACCGGTCCTGCGACACCGGCCCGAAGTCGGGCAGCTTCATCTGCACCTGATAGATCCGCCACCAGCGCGTGAGGATCTGGTAACGGCCAGCCGCCGTCGACGGCACCCGGATCTGCCGGTTGAGCACGTTCGGATGCGACGCGTAGCTGGAGAACAGCAGCGGACGCGACGCTGTCGACCCGACCAGCACGTTGTATCCGTCGTCCGTCTTCGCCAGCAGCGCCGATCCAATCTCGCTGACCGCAATCGCATCGAGAAACGCCACACGGTTCTTTCCGCCTGCGGCGGCAACACTGATTTGTGCCATCGTTACTTCTCCCCAAACAGACGCTTCGCATGCCGACGCAGCAGCACTTCGAGGTACTGCGACCCGACAATGCCGAGTGCGCTCCCGAGGCCGAGCAGCGTGATCGGCGGCAGGTCCGGGATCTGCAGCAACGCAAGCCCGGCCACCATCGACGTCGCCGACCCCAACACGGCACGACCGGCAACGAGCCGAACCGTCAAATGCTCATTCCCCACCAACACCTTCGCGATGCCAATCAAACCGCCCATGATGATCAGCTCCAGAATCGTCTTTTCATGGTCTTGCATCGGTTCCCCTTGCCCGATAAAAAGAAAGGCCGCTCCGGTTTCCCGTGAGCGGCCTTCGAATAACAGTGCGCGGCGTTACTTCGGCGCCGGCACCACCAGATCGATCTTCTTGCCCTTCTTCTTCCCGTGTCCGACCTTCGCTTTCCCCTTGTTCCCCCCATTCAATGTGACGACCGTGATCCACCCGCGTGACGCAAACGTGTGTTCGACCGACTCGATCAGAAACTCGCCGTCCACGCCCTTCTTGAATCCCTGCAGCGCAATCGTCTTCTCGGCCGACAGATCTGCGCGGCCGCGCATCGTCAGCCGGCTCGTCGACGTGTGCCGGTTGAGCGTCGCCATTCGCGACGTCGCCCCGGCCTTCGCCGCTTCCGGGCTGGCAAACGCATGGCGCTCGGTATGCACCGCGGACGCACCTGGCGGGGCGTCCGGATTCGGGATCGTCAGATCGATCTTCTTCCCCGTCTTGCGATCGTGCACCTTCGTGCGAACGGCCGCAAAGCTCGCGCGGTCCGGAAAGTTGATGTCGTAGTCGAGCAGATCGCCGGGCATGAGCGTCACGATCGGCAGTGGCTTGCCGCTCGCGCTCTTGCCAGCGCCCCGAGGCAGCACGATCAGCTTGCCGGCCTTGACCGTCGCCGTCGCACCGTACTGGCGAGCCACGCGCGTGATGAAGTGCAGATCGCTTTCGCCGAACTGGTCGATACGCGGCACGACGACGTCGACGTCGCACGCGGCCGACCACTTATTGCGACGCGCGACGTCGCCGACGATGTCGGCCAGCTTCGCGTTCGTCCAGCTCCCGTATCGCTGCGTTTTCGAAGTCGCGCGCATGTTGGCCGGCTTGCCCCGGATCACGACGCTGGCCGGCGGCCCGCGCACGCCGACCTCGTCGACGGCATACTCGCCGAGCATCGACAGCCCCTGCCCCTCCCATCCGATCGACACCTTCAGCGTCGCGCCCTTCGGCGGAAACTCGATGCGGCCGTCACGGTCGTCGAGCGTGATCGTGCACTCGTCTGCGTCCAGACCGGGTTTATCGATCGCCCGGATCTCCAGCACGCGGTCCTGAATCACCTTCGTCACGTCCGAGCCGTTCGCGACAACCTGAAAAATCGCTTCCATCGCCCCTCGCTATGTCCAAAGCTGGACCGATTCGACACGCGGCGCATCGAGATCCGGCATCACGATCTCGACGCCAGACGGAAACGGCTGCGGTCGATTCGCCAGCCCCGGATTCGCGTCGTAGACGGCCTCGACCGTGCCCTGCAGCGTCCCGTAGTACCGATAGCAGAGCGTGTCGAGCACGTCGCCGTCAGACGTTCTTAAAGTCTTCGCCATAGCGGCCGAACTCCACCGAGAAAGTTTGCTTGCGCGGCATGCCGTCCGCGAGCAGCGCGTCCTGTTCCTCTTCGATCGCCTGCAACAGCCAGCGGCCGAGCACTTCGCCGTCGCCCGTCGTGAGCTGCACGGGCTTCATCCGGCCACCGATCGCACGCAGTCGGCTGATCTGCTTCGTTCCGGCACCGAGTGACGGGAACACGACGCCCGACAGCGTGATCGTCTCGCCCCCTTCGCTGACCGGTTGCAGCGCATCCTGACGATTCAGGCGCTCCTGAGACGCGACGCGATACCGCGTCGCCCGTCGCAGCTTGTCGTGAGCAGCCGTCGACAGGTTGAAGTGGAACGCGTCGCCGGCATCCGTCGTCATCGTCATCAGGTGCGGCGTGCTCGACGACGCACCGTCGACCAGCCCGGACAGCATCGATCCGACGCCCGTCGACTTGATCAGGTCCATCACCGCCGAGTCCTTCAGACCCACCGCTGCGTTGAACTGGTTCCACGCCCCGCCAAGCGCCGACTTCACGCTGTCAGCGGCAGCCCGCACAAGGGGGAAATTCGATCCGTCGACGGCCTTCAGAATCGAGCCGATCGACGCCTGCGTCGCATTGAAACTGCGCACGACTGCGCCGACTTGCGGAAACAAGTCCGACGCCACCGACAGGGCACTCGTCGCACCCGTCAGCAGCTCGGCCGCGCTGCTGAGATTGCCGGTCGCGAGACGCTGCAACACGTCGACCGTCGCCATGCTGGCCGCGCGGTTCCGATCGAAGATGCGGACCATCTGCCGCACGCGCTCCGTTGCAATGCCTGCCTGCGTCGCCGCCCCCGTGATCTGTCGAATCACGTCCATAGCACCTCCCTCACATATGCGGCGAGTCGAACATTGCCGTTCGACTGTTCGCCTTGCGCTGCTGCTCCTCCATCATCCGCGTCAACTGCGGACTGATCTGCGCAAGAAACTTGTTCGCCATCTCGGTATCGCTTGCTTCGATCTTCACGTTGAAGACCGGCGCAAACGTGTTCTGCTGATCGATACGCGGCCCGAAGCGGGAATTTGCCGCAGGAGTCTCGGCGGCCTTCGCCGCCTTGGCTGCCGCCTCGGCGTTCGCGGGCGTCTCGTCAGGCTTCCGGCCCAGAAACTTGCTCGCGATGGCGCTCAATGCCTTGTCGCCCACAAACGTCCCGAGTGCCCCGCCGAGCACACCGACGACGGCCGATCCGATCGGACCACCGAGCGCCCCGATCGTCGCCCCGACCTTCGCGCCGATCACGCCACCCGCGAGACTGCCGGCGATGCCAGCGAACCGTGTCGCCTTCCGATCGTTCGTATCGGTGCTCGACGCGACGGCGTACGCTTCGCGAGCCGCAAGGCCGAACTTCAGCACGGTCCCCGCCACGGCCAGCTTCCCTGCCCACGGCGCAACCCGACCGAATAAGGCACGTCCCGCGTTGACGATCCGCCCGATCCTCCCGATTCGCCCCGCCCGAGCCGCCGCCCGACGCGCAGCTCGACGCGCGGCTCGCCCACCACTACCCCCAAGGTCGCCAAGCCCGCCACCATCGAAGCCACCGCCCGGCATGTTCACGACAAACACGCGCTGCACGCCACCAGCGGCACCGGCCGCCCCGCCGAGCGCATCCAACGCACGCCCGACCGCCCCACCGGCTGCCCCCGTCCTCCCTGCGGCCCCTCGACCACCACCACGCGCCAGCAGCGTGCCGCGTGCGATATCGAACAACCCGCGCCCAATGCCCCAAAGTGCCTTTGCTCCGCGCACCGCGAGAACCGTGCCGGCAATGCCGACGACCGCAGCCGTCGCCTTCGGAGCGCTATCCGCTGCGGACTGGATACCGCTCCCGGCCCCCTTCGCGGCCTCGCCAACGCGATCCGTGATCGGACGCAGCGCGTCGCCGATGCTGCGCATCGCGTCGTCCCATTGCTGCCCGACCTCGCTCCAAACCTGTTTGGACGTCTCGCGACGGTCCTCTAGATCCTTCTGGATCTCGCCGCTCGCCTGCTGCGCGTTACGCTTCAGGTTCGAATACAACTCGGCGTTCTGCATGTAAGCTGTCAGCGCCGCCTTGACCTGCATGTCATTGAACAGGTCTCCGGTTTTCATCGTGTCGGCAAACGCGGCCATCTGCGCCTGACGCTTGGCCGGGTCCATTTCCGAATTGAACTGCTTCGCCGCTGCCGCGAGCTGCTTCGCCTTGGCCGGATCGACACGCTCGATGTACGCGCGGGCGAGAACGAATGACGCCTCCAGCGTCGACCAGCCCTTGCCGATCGCCTCGCGCATCTTTGCCTGATAGTCGACGCCGGCCTTCGCATAGTTGCGTTCGGTCTCACCCGAGCCGATCTTCGAGAACCAGTTTTTCAGGTTGTTCGCCGCCTCGTCGGAACTGCCGGCCGTCTTCATCTGCACCTGGAGCATTGCCCCGAGCTGCGTCACCGAGTCCTGTCCGGTGATGCCGATCTTCTTCATCTCGGCCAGCAGCACCGGGAACCACCGCGCCATGTCGACGGACTCGAACGACCCTTCCTTGCCCAGATAAGCGATCGCTTCGAGCGCCTTCGACATCTGGCGCGGGTCGACGATCTCTGCGTTTTGCTGCAGCGCTTGGATCATCTTCGCGGTCTCGACCGTCGTCGCCCCTTGGCCGATCGCGAATTTCGCGACCAGCGGCGCGAAGTTGAGCGCCTTCCCGAGATCCATACCGCCCGCAACCATCTGGTTCACGGCGTCGGCCAGCTCGTTGCGACCGATACCGTTCGCTCCAGCGTCGCGCCGAATACGCACGCCCATCGCCGTCTCTTCCTGCGTGCGCGCTATGCCGGCCTTGATCGCGATGTCGCGAATGATCGCCTGATAGTTGGCCGAGATCGTCGCAGGCACCGCGACGGCCGCCGTTAGCTTCATCGCGTCCCCGATCACGCCTCGCCCGGCCTCTTGCCCCGCTGCCAGCCGCGCATGGCCGGACGCCTGCAGATCCAGCCCCCGAGCCGTGCGGCCAAGTTGCGCATACGCGCGATCGAGCCGGGAGACCTCAATGCCGGCGTCCCGTAGCGATTTCAGATTGCTTTCGAGCTTGCGACGGATGCCATCCGCCGCGCTGTCTCCCGCCAGATGCAACCGGCGAAACTCGTCCTGCAGGCGCATCGTCTCGCCGATCTGGCGCTGCCAGAGCCGCGAGTCGTTCGCCCGCTTCTTCATCGCGTCGATCTTCGACGACGTGTCAGTGATCGCCTTCCCGAACGTCGCCGAGACGGCCCCGCCGATCACGATCCCAAGCGCTAAGTCTTTCGCCATCCCGGCCCCCTCAATCCGTCAACCACCAGAGCATGTCGTCGACCGTCATCTCGTCGATCGACGTCGGCGACATGCCGTATTCACGCACCAGCCGATTTGCCAGCGCCTTGAGCGTCTTTCGGTCCATCCTTGCGTACGGATCGAAAGGAGTAGTAGGCGTCCTGCACGCGCTCGTAATCGGCCATGTCCATGTCTTCGATGTCGTCGGGCGAGACGTCGGCGAGATTGGCGAACAAGATCAGCTCCTGTTGCTCGGCATCGTTCGGCGCGAGCTTCTGCGCGCTGCGCATGTCGCGCACCTTCGGCCGGCGCATCGTGAATTTGTCGCATTCGACGCCATTGAGTTTGATCGGATAAATGAGCGGGACCGTGACCTTTTCCATTGCGACTCCTGAAATGAAAATGGCGAGCCATCGGCTCGCCATTGATTGAACAAAGTAGCTTTACTGCGTGTCAGTCGAGCGACGTCGACGTGGCAATTACATGCCGAGACCCTTACGAACTTCGGCGAGCTGATCGACGCCGTTGATCACGCGCTTGCACGCAAAGACATCGATCTCGTGCACGATCGCACCGGCGATCTCCAGTTTGTAGTAGTCGCACGACACCGAGAATTTCGCCTCGTACTTGTCGCCCGGCTTCCAGTCGCCTGGATCGATTTCATGCAACATCCCGCGCATATACGCGGCGACGCTCTTCGTCTTGCCGCTACGGTCCATGAAGACCGCACGAAAAACAGCGTTGAATGCGCCCTGATCGACCAGCCCGAAGAAGCGCAGCACTTCGTATTCCATCGTCGACATCGAGAACGATGCGTCGAGCGCTTCCATTCCCTGATCGACCTTGATCGTCGCATCCATCCCGCCCGCGCGGAAGTCGTCCGTCTTGATTTTCAGCTTCGGCGGCGTCACGCTCGTTGCGCGACCTGCGTATCCGCGGCCGTCGACGTGCGCGGTGCAGTTGTACAGAGTTTCCGGAATCATCGTTCCTCCCTTAGATCTGGTTATCCAGCACTTCGGTCAGCCACTGGTTCGTGACCTCGAAGCGGAAAATCGGGTTTTCGGCCGGCGGCACGTCCGTGAATCGGATGTTCCAGTACACCTTGCCGTCTTCGAGCTGGCTCGCCGTGTTCAGCAGCGGGTCCGGATAGACCTCGAAGTTGATCACCGCGCCCTGACGCTTCAGATCGCGCATGAACGCCTGCAGCCCTTCGGTCACGTCGCTGACGTACGTCGCCGTGATGCCGCGATCGACTGCCCACTTGTGACCGGCCTGCACGGCATCCATGACGATGTCGAGCGTGCGCACGCGCGTGACGAACTTCCACTTCGGATCGGCCGACAGCGTGCGGTTCCCCCAGAGGCGATAGCCGCCGTCGCGAATGATCGTCGTGATGTTCGCGTTGTTGAGCAGGTTCGCGCGACACGTCTCGTCGCCGTCGAGGTATTCGATCGGCCGGCCTGTGCCCGTGATCTCGACGATCTCCTTGTTCGACGGCGACGCCCAGAAACCGATCTTCGCGTCGGTCTGACAGAAGAGCCCCGCCGCGTACGTCGACGCCGGCAGCGCGATCTCGCCGTTCGACGCGTTGTCCCATGCCTTCGCGCCGGGATCGACCATGTACAGCCGCTTGCTGCCGAAATTCTTCGCGTACGCGATTGCGGCCTCGTCGTCGACGTTCGGGCCATCGATCACGGCCATCGCGCGCAGCTTGCCGGCGAGCGAGTCGGCCGCCGTCGCGACCGGCTGCTTGGACGTATGCCCAGGTGCGATCAACAAACGCGGTTGTGCGTTGAAACGCGACTTCGCGTCGAGCAGTGCCTGCATCCCAGTGCGGGCACCGCCGGCCGATACACCGCCGATGACTGCCGACGTGAGCTGCGCCGCGTCCGCCGTTGCCGGCACGCCAACCGCGATCACAACCGCGCTGCTCTGCGCGTAGATTGCGCGGGCCGCACGCGCGATCGCGCTGTTCTCTCCGAACGCGCGTACCGCTTCGCCGTAGCTGGTCAGTTGCACGGGGACGTTCGGCTGCGCCAGATCAGGACCGGGCGTGTACGTGTCGGTCATACCAACGACCGACGACGACGGCACCGCGATCGTACGCGGGCCGCTGTCGACGATCGTCGTCGTGATGCCGTGGAAAAAGGAAGTCGCTGCCATGCAGATCTCCGGAAACAAAAAAGCCGCTCATCGGAGCGGCTTGAAACGAAACGACACCACCCGGACGAGTGGCGTCGGCAAAGTTACTTTTTGGCGGTCTCGCCCGACTCGGGCAACGGTTCAGCTTCGTCGACATGAGTCGGCGTCGCAGCCTCTACTGCAGCGCGATCTGCTTCGGCCTGCTTCGCCTCAGCCTCACGCTGCGCAGCCTCTTCGGCTTCGCGAGCCGCTTTCGCCGCCCGCTCGGCTTCCACCTTCGCGAGAATGGCATTCGGATCGGGTTCATCCGGCCACGCGATCTCGGCCGGGAACGTCGGCGACTCGACGACATTCACCAACGCAACCTGATAGTCGGTCCATGCGTCGAAGGTCGCTTCGTCGAGATCGGACAAGCGCCCGGTCACCCGCGCGTCCGCCTTGCCGAGATTCTGTCGACGCGCTTTCTCCAGCCGTGCGAAGAAGTCATTCATCGCCGCCTCACGCGCCTTGTCCGCGACGATCTGCTCGTCGATCGTCCACGCCCCGTCACGCCACACATGTGCATCGGACGGACGCGGGATTTCGGTCAGGCCCGCGTCTTCCGGCGTGATGCCCGCGACAGTGATCTCGGCCGCCGCACCGGATTCCGTCCGATAGAGCCGCACACCCCGATAATCAGGCAGCATTTCCCACTTGTCTTTACGCCAGAATGGCCACGTGAGCGGCTCACGCTCGGGCAGTGGTTTGAGCGTGCAAAAGGCGGGAACCAAATATCGCGTGGGATTCATCGGATCAACATCGGCGAGAAAGCTCACGATGTACTGGCCCGTCAGACTGTCGTATTGATTGCAAAGCATGCTCTACCTCAGTGATTAAAATGCGCGGATCATGGCGAGCACGGCGATATTGCGCATGCGCGCCTCTGCACCGCCGTCGGCCGCTACGGTAATCGCGTGCGAGTGCGCCCCCGCACCACCAATGCCAACGTTGTGGCCGTGCGCGCCTGCGCCATCGGTGTCGAATACGTGTGCGTGATCTCCCACCCAAGCAATATCTCCAGAATCGCCGTTGCCAACCGCCTGTTCAGCCCCGCTACCCGCCGTGTCCGAGCCTGTGATCGAACCGTTATAGGGCGGTCGAAGCAGGCGACTGTAGATTCCGTTGTTGTGATTGTGTCCACCTGCACCGCCCGTCCACCCATGGTGTCCGTGCCACCCCTGAGAATCAGTCCACGCGTTATGCGCGTGATCCCCAACCGCAGCCGCCGACGCGCCATGCGCGTGCGAGCGGTTTTGGCTGTCCTGCCACGTACCGACGCGCCGGCCGGCATCGGCACCGCGCCCGAGATCGGCACATCGGATGCCTTCGCCGCGAAACTCCGGAATACGGAACGTTGTAGCCCCGTCGCCATTCGAAAACGATCCGAAATTGCCGTTCGCCCAATCCTTCTCTTCAACCAATGCGCCGCTGCCTTGGGCGTACGCCCACAATGCCGGATAGTCAGCCCGCTTCAACTCCGTGCCGTTCAGGACGAGGCAGCCCGCACGGGCAGCAGTACGTGCCTCGAAGATGATCTGACCGATGGATGCAGACGCGATCGCATCAACAACGAAAGCCGTCGATGCGGCACGGGTCGACCTGTCTCCAGCGGGCGGTGTGGGAACCTGAACCGGCATATCGAAGATCGTGCCCTTGTCTCCCGCAAATCGCGCAATCACAACCCCATTGCACGTGATGCCAAACGCACCATCAGCGATGTGGTATAGACCCGTATCCGGTGCCCCGTCCTTGTCGAACGTCAGCGACGGATTCTGCGGCGTACCTTCCGACAGAACGATCCGCGCACCCGGAGCAAATGAGAGTGACGCCTTCGAGGTTCCACCAACATTCAGATCGAACGGTGTCAGGTTTCCGGAATGCCAGACCGGCTTTCCGTTGATGCGGAAAGAACCGTCAGCCGCGTAGAACTGGAACGACCCCGCATTACCGCCCCACCAGCCCACCGACGTGGCATTTCCATAGAAGTACCCGTCCGCCGCACCGACTCGAATCTGCCCCTCGCCCGCACCTGGGCCGACTGTCAACTGCCCCCCGATCTTCGTACCCATCCCGGTCCCGTCGATCGTGACGTAACCGCTATCGAGCGACCACGCAAACGGCCGGTACGTATTCCACGTTCCCCATGCATCGCCCTTCTTCGTTTGCAGCCAGTACGCTGACATGTCGTCATGGCGGAACATCACACCGTACTGGCCGAGAACCGCACGAAAGTGCCCGGCCGCTTCCGACTCCAGACCGGTGACGCTGACACCATTGGAAAACGTCGCGCGATACCCTACTTGCAGACCGGCCCGACCGTTATCCGATGTCGTCCCGAGCAGCAATCGGCCCTCGGGGGTAAATCGACCGCGTTCAACTCCACCGGTGGCAAACGTGATGAGTCCCGGCGGCCCGAGTGTCAGGTTGTTGCCGAGCAACACGACGTACGGCACGCCATTCGAGCCGAGCTGAAGGTGTCCATCGGCAGGCGAGAACATGCCTGTATCCGGATCGGTGTCGAACCCGTAGCCGGCGTTGTTGGCGTTGTTCGGCATGATCGCACCCTGCTTCGCCTTCAACACACCCTTCATCGTGCCGCCAGCAATCGGCAGCTTGTCGGTGCCGAGCGAATCGACCTGCTTACCGATCGCGTCGACCCGCTTGTCATTGGCATCAGCCCGATCTTTGAGGTGCCGCGTCCGATTCGCAAGTTGCTTTGTCGGCACGTTGTCGATCCCGTTCGGACCACCTTGCACAGGGTCCGATGTTTCGAATTGATAGACCCCGTCCTCCCACCTACTTTCTTCTTTCAGATTGGCCATGTCCCGATCACCCCTCGCGTAAATTGACCATTGCGCGTCGCGACACCGTTGTGTCGAATCGCGACCTCAGAAAAGTCGAGCCACGCGAGCCGGCTCCGAGCCGGCGCGTAACGCTCGATTGCCCGCTTCAGGTTCTCGCCCTGATCGCGCGTCACCGGTTGTCGCAGCTTCACGATGTATTCGGCCCATGCAGTCGAACCGCCGTGCAAATACCTGCCATCACGCGTCACCGCGCCATCACGGCGCTTGATCTGTCGCCCCTCTTGAATATCGACTTCGCCGAATCCGAGCCGCCGGACGATCTGGCGAATCGCCCATGGCGTGCCCTTCTTCTGGTAGATCGCCAACGACGACTTGATCAGCGCCCATCGTGCGTCTTCTGATTCGGCCAGCTCCCAGCCGTCGACCGCAAGCGACCATGCCAGCCAAGGCAGAAATGCGGCGGGACAGCGATCCGCATCCCAGAGTGTGCGGATCACGTCGGGGTCGACACTCGGTCGCATTACCTGTGCGAGCGCCGCCTCAAGACTCGTCTGATTTGTCGGCAGCAGCGGTTCAATCGTCATCATTCACCTTCGGATTGAGCACGATCGACGTGCACCGTGCGAACTCGTCGATTGCGCACACCACATCAGCGGCCGGCAACTTCAGGTCGACGCGTACGACGCCCGAATCCTTTGGATGCAATGCGCCCGTGATGGCCGAGCGCGGCATACCAACCCGCAATCCCTCTCCCGCAGCGACGGCGATATCAAGGTCTTGCCGCCGCGCAGTCAGCACAACACCCGGATCAGGCCCGCGTCCAACATAGACGTCGGCCACAATCGCGTAATTGACGGGTCGCGCTGGCATAACGAGCAATGTGTCGTTCAGCGGCCGGCGGTCCTCGGGCGAAAGCGCACGTTGCACCGTGTCGAGCAACGCAGCGCTCGCGATCCCACCGTTCGAATACGACTTCACGACCACACGGACCACGCCCGGCTCGGGGCGATCGACGCGCACGTCGGCAACGTCGGCCGACGCGTCCATCGCGAGCGATCGATACGACCCGGACGGCCCGGCCGTCGACGCGCGCTCGATCCCCATCTGCGTGCGCAACCGCAGCCGCTCGTCGCGCTCGTAAGTGACCGGGATCGGCGGGTGCGCTTCCGGATCGCCGGGATCGACAATCTCTTTCTTCAGGTTCCAGAGCGCCGCAAGGTGTTCGAGATCGGCTCCCGTTGCATAGGCCAGCAGCACGGCACGACCGGCATCGTTGACACGTGCCCGAAACCGAATTTCCTCGTATGCGGCCAGCTCCAGCAGCTTCACGACCGGATCGGATTCGAGCGCTGCCGTCCAATCCGGATAGATGCGCTTGAAGTGCTCCAGCTTGCGCTGATACACCTCCTCGAAGTCGAGCGTTTCGACGAGATCCGGCGGATCAAGCGTCGTTAGATCGATCACTGTCATATCGTCACCTCGAATACAACGTCGTCGCCGTTGTACTGCCCGGCGATTCGAAAAGTTACTTTGCCGTCCACAACAGACACCGCCTTCACGCTATCCAGCGCAATACGCGGCTCCCACCGTCCGATTGCACGCGCGGCTTCGGCCTGTGCCGCCGAGATCCATCCACGCGTGACGGGCAGGTCGACCATCGCAGGGAGATCCGAGCCGTAATCGGGCCGCTCGCGGCGGGTTCCCTTGCGCGTGCTCAGAATGTCCGCGATGCTCTGCACCAGATGATCGAGTCCGCCGATCAGTCGGCCCGTGCGGCGACACATACCGACCAGCGCGACCATCACTGCGCCTTTGTCGGGACGCGTTTGAAGCACTCGCGCGATTCGAGATACGCGATGTGCTCGGGCTCCGTCACTTCCGTTTTGCCGGCCAGCACAGCAACGTGCGAGCCGTCCGGAAACACGATCACGCGGCTGCGGAATTCCGTATCGACGAATGTCACGGGTGCCACCGCCCTCTCCAGCTGTGCGTCTTTCGCCATATCGCCCTCTAGAAATGAAAAACCCCGCTCGGGGCGGGGCAAAGTTACTGACAAAGCAGGCCGGCTCAACGAGGCATAGCGTGGTCGAAATTCGGTCTTTCGACTGTCCTGATTTCTGAGCCATCGAGAGGCATTTGTACCGTATTACCTTCGTAGTACAGTGCAATGTGCGTCGCTGATTGCGCGACGATGTAACCGCGCGCAACTTCCTTTCCACCTTTGACTACCATCTGACATCTCGCTTCAGACACCCAGCATCCCCGATCATAATCTCGCATCTGATCACTCGCGACGCCATTGCCAGCAAACTCGCCGATTAGGGATGGAATTGCCATCACTGTAGGAACGGACATCCCGAGAATCGAGCCAATCCCAACAGTCGTCCAAATCCAAAACACGATAGTGAAGAATCTGACAGCGATCGGCCAAAGCTTGATAGACCTCGTCGACCCGTCTGCCCGCCTGCTTGCGCGCTCAACCGCCCAAAGCAGGCCCTTTTCAATTAAGACCCAGACAGCAACGCCGAGCAGAATAAGCGCCACAAGTTTCAAGACATGAACCGTATGCCCGGTAAGCCACGCCTGTACGTTTGCGATAGTGTTTAGAGCACCGTACAACGACAGGACAAGATGCCGCGCCTTATCGATTGGGAACGCAGTGGGCTCAATCGAAAATTTTGCTAGGTACGCGTTGTAGTAAGCATCGCCCAATGAATACGCCACACCCAGCGACACCAAACCTACGATCGATACGATCACCGGCCACGGCCAATCGAGCACGGACTTCCGTTCGGGCGGCTTTCCGAGATCATTCTCGCGTCGTTCCACGGGCTGTTTCCCGTCCGTTTTCTCTGATTTTTGGTGCAACTCAACCGTGCTCATGCAAACACCCCGTTCCGCGAATATTGTTTCCAAAGCAGCGAAATGCTGAGAAGAAAAGCTACATCACTTCATCGTGTGCGAGCACCTGACAGATCTGTCAGCGTGGTTTTAAATTGGCTTACTTACCAATTCGCCGTCACCCTGTTCCCGGTGACTGTGCCGGCTGACCGATTTACCAGCCGCGACAACATCGTCGGTGAATTCGGCACCGCCCGCGACCTTCATCGCGACACCGCGCCCGTCGCCCGGTTTGCCCTGCATCCCGCCGTTGAACGTCAGCAGTTGTTCGGTCGTCGTGTTCCCTGTGAACGTGGAGTCCGGAACATCTGCCAACAGCTTCGCGCTACGCAGCGTCGCGCCATCCGCCTTCAGCTCGAACTCCGTGCCGCCGATGCGGAACACGATCCGACCACCGGCCGGCACCGACAGCACGTATTCATGGCTCGCATGGTTGTACTGCTCGAATGCACCGTCCGGGAAGTCAGTCGCCGTCTCGTCAGGGCTCGACCGACCGGACCCGCCGTGCTGCTCCGTGTAGTAACCGGGCGCGACAAACGCCCCCGCGAGATCGCCGGACGGTGCCCACAGGGCGACCTCTTCGTCGACGGATGGCGGACGCCAATGCCGAACCTTGCCGGCAGCAGCAGCCTGCCATTTGAGCCAGTCGCTTACCCAATCGCCGACACGGACTTTCACGCGCGGTGGGTCGTACGTGATCGCCTCCACGACCGCGGATTGCGTCAGGCACGCCATACGGCGATCCATCTCGCCAAGCTCGAAGTCGCTCACACGTCACCCCGCTCGCTGTTCCGCCGGATTCCAGTAATGGTCTTCGTACCCCCGCCCCGTCTCCGGATCGACACCCCACATCACCGCGCGTCCCTTCGTCGGCGGCTCGTACGCATCACCCAGGTCGAATTCGTGCACCCACTCGACAAGCCAAACGAGATACGTATCCAGCTCCGGCCGGAAAGGATCTTCACCGGCCGACCCGACCTGTTTGCCGGGCGTCATGGGCAATCCCCACGTCGCCCCGTGCACCGTTTGCAGCACACGAGCGGACAGCTCGCGCACCTGGACCTCGGCATCCTCCACCAGCGGGTCAACGATGACGCGGGCCTGCATGCGCGCGATCAGAGGCACGCGGCCCGTACCGTCATCGTGGCCCGGCTCCAGCTCCGCCAGCTCGATCGCGACGAACGGCGTGTCGATCGACTTGCCGATCTTCGGGTACGCATGGATACGTTCGAGATCCGGCAAGCGCGCGCGCAGGCCGGCCTCGATGCCGTCGTACAGTTGCTTCAGGTTATCGAGCACGGTTCACCGCCTTCTGTAGTTCATAGTTGACCTCTTGCCGCAAGACCGTCATCAGCCGCGCCTCGCACGCACGTGCAGCCCGTCGAAATGCCGGATCTCCCGTCTGTGCCCACTCGACCGTCACCACCTCGAACGGCGTCCGCGCCTTCCCGGTGCGTCGGTAGATTGCGCCGTCCGGCTGCGCCTTGGTCTTGCGCCACGCGCCCTCGAACAGCGATTTACCGGCGCGCATCCCCTTCTTCGTCCGCCGTACCGCGCCGAGCCGATGCGCCTCGATCGGATTCAGCCCGAGCCACACCTTGCCCGTATCGAGCGACCGCATGAAGAAGTACATCCGCTGCCGCAGCAGCTTCTGCTGGATGCCCGTCGCGCCGCTGACCTCTTTCGCTGTCTGGCTGCGAATCCATGCGCCCGTCTTGCGCAGCGTTCGACGCCAAGCCGCCTGCATTGATGCAGGCGGCAGGCCCACGAGCGCTTCGAGCGCGCCCCTTACGTCGATCTCGACCTTCAGCAGATCCATCGTCACCTCAGAATCAGGATCGTCCAACCCGTGCCGGTCGGGCGGATCTCCAAAACGCGGAACCGCTCGCCCCCCGCTTCGACGATGCTGCCTTCGCGCACACGGGCCGCATCGTCGTCCGTGATGTCGAGGATCGGCGCAACGAGCTGCGTGCGTTGCGTTCCGAGATCCGGGCCGAGCCAAGGCGCCTTGAACATGCCCTCCAGAGGTTTGCCGTCGATCTTGACCTCGTCGGACAGGTCTCGCTTTACGGCCGTGTCGACGTCGGCCATCAGATCCCGGAACGCCATGTCACGCCTTCAGCTTGACCAACGCCTTCGGGCGCGTGCACAGGTGGATCGGGTTCGACTGCGCCTCGATCTCGACGCCCTTGCCGAAGGGCATCAGTTCCTGCTTCGCGTAGTACGGAATCCCTGTCGTGTTCACCGCCTCGACGTAATCGGCCGGCGCGAAACGCGTGATGAACAGATCGGACACGCCCTCCGGCACCGCATGCGCTTCGTCGTCCGCGACATACCCGACATCGCCGACGCGACCGCGATAACGCTCGAATGTGCAACCGCCGAAGTCGAACGCGTCGCGCGCGTCGCCACGCAGCTGCGCGGCCATCACGGACGCGAGATACGTCTCCTTCACCGACTTCGCGACGATCAGCTTGTTCCAGAACTCGCGCCCGCAGAGCACGCGCACGCCCGTGTACGTCATCGCGCCGAGCGAATCTTCAATCGCGTCCTGCACCTCAACGCACTTCTGGCGAATCTCGGTGGTCGCGGTCGACAGCTCGAACGGAATGACCGTCTGCTCGATACCGAAGTATTTCAGCAGGTCGATCAACACCGTCTTGCCGTCCGCGTCGAGCACTGCGCCCTTGATTGCGCCGATGCGGTGGAATTCGTGCGTTGCATCGAGCTGCTTACGCATCTTCGCGAGTCGCCGATTCACGACGGTCTGGAGCGCCTCCAGCTCCGTTTCGGAACCGAACGCACGCAGATTCGCGATTTCGTCGGCCATGATCACCGCACGCTGCGGCAGATGCACCGTGTTGAACGGGATCATGCTGCGCTTGCTGCCTGCGACAACAGCGGCCGGTGCACCGCGCTGGCCAGACGCGACGAGCGACAGCGTGTCGCCGTCGCGCTCGATCTGGATCGTAGTCGTGGTGATGCCGTCCTCTTCGAAGAGCCCGAGCGTACCGATCCGGCCGGGAACATACGGCTGCTCGTTGATCGCAGCACTCAGGGACGACAGCGAAAACGCGTCGTCTTGAAACAGGGCGATATCCGCCATACAACCTCCGACATGAAAATGGATACAAAAAAGGCCACGCGGTCGGCGTGGCCTTGAATGGCGTGTGATGCGATCAGCGAACGATCACGTGTCGCTCGGCGAGATCCCCGCGACCGGCTGCATCGAGTCCCGTGAGCAGGCCGCCCGCGACTTCGGCGAGCCGGACGATCCCCGTCGCCGGACGCGACGCTTCGGACGCCGCCAGCGGCGCGTAGAGCACCGCTGCGGCGACTTCGGAACCGTCGTTCGCGGCGTTGTCGTACGGCGCGTATTCGCCGGTACTGGTCACGCCGAGCACCTGCCCGGCCGACAGCGCCGGACCTGCCTTCACGACGATCCGCTCGCGTGAGATCTGCCCATTCCCCTCCGACACGAGAAATTCGGCCGGCAGCACCCCTTGTTGCTTCACATTCGACATGAGTATTCCCCTCCTCGGGTTACGTCAAAGTTACTTGCCGCTCTTGCGAGCCGCGTAGATGGACGCCGCACGCGGCGCATTCGCGACCACGGGCGCGTCTTGCGACGCAGCCGGGGCAGCACGATGGTTGATCGGCTTCTGCGAGGCCGTCATGCGCTCGAACAGCCGCGCACGCACCTGATCCGGCGACAGGCCGTCCGAGACAAAGCCGGCCGTCAGCTCGGTCAGGCTCGCGGCCAGACAGATACCGGCGATGTCCTGCGCGTTGCGGATCGCAGCGTCGACGCTCGCGCGATCCCGCAGGCCGGTCGCCAGCACGATGCCTTCGGCGCAGTGCTCGATGCGCGCGTCGCGGCACGCGGCGTACACATGCGCGGCGAGCACCGACACGTCCGGCCCCGGCGCAGGTGTGGGCGTCGGCACCGGACGAGGCGTCGGGTCGGGCGTTACCTCGCCGTCGTCCTCCAGCACAGCGCGGATTTCGGCCGGCACCGCCGCATAGCGTGCGGCGAGCCGGGCCGCGCCCGCATACGCCTCGATCCGGATCGGATCGACAATCGCGTCGCAGAAACCTTGCTCCTTCGCCTGAGCGGCCGTGAGCCAGGTCTCGGCATCCATGATCGCGCGGACTTCCTCTGCGGTTCGGCCGCTGCGCTCGACGTAAGCCGCCAACATGCTGTCCGACGTGCTGTCCAGCAGATCGGCGAGCTTGCGCAGATCCTCCGCCTCGCCGGCCGCGACCGTATTCGGGTTGTGGATCATCAGCCGCGCATTCGACGGCATCTCGATCGTGTCGCATGCCATCAGGATCAGCGACGCAGCCGATGCGGCAACACCGTCGACGCGCCCCGTCACCTTGCCGCTATGCCGACGCACCGCGTTGTAGATCGCGAACGCATCGAAGACGTCGCCGCCCATCGAGTTGATCGCGAGGACGATCGACGTCGCTGTCGCCGCCACCTCGTCCAGCTTCGTCGCAAACAGTTCGGCGTCGGTGCCCCAAAATCCAATGTCGCCGTAGATCCGGATCTCGACCTCGTTCCCGCCCGCCGCATTCGCCTGCGCACGGATGTCCCACCACCGCTTCTTCCCTTTCATTCGCCATCCCCACTAGAAAGATCGCTCGCCCCGTCGACCGGATCGAGCGTGTCATATCGAATTCCGAGCCGGCGCTCGCGCGCGAGATCGTCCGCGTTCTCCTGATCGACCTGCTCAGGATCATCACCACGCGACAGCACCGCTCCTGTCCGGCTCGCCAGCCCGGAGCGGATCTCCATCCGCTTCGCCGTGACGTCCTGCACCGGATGGATATACGGCCAGCCCTGCGGCACCCACCGGACCCGCAGATAGTCGCGACGGCGTCGGTAGTAATCCGCCATCGGCATCGCGCCTGATAGTGCGCAGGCATCGACCCACCAGCGCCAGACCTTCCGGCAAAACTGATGAATGAACACGTTCCACTGGATCTGCTCGATCGACCGCCGGAATTCGTTCAAGATCACCCGCAGCACGCGATCGCTCACGTCGCGCAGATCGCCCGTCATGACCTCGTACGGCATGCCGACCGACGCCGCAGCGGCCATCAGTTGCTGACGCATGAACGGGCCGTAGTCGGTCCCCGCGCCCGGCGGTTCCGCAAACTTGACGTCTTCGCCGGGAGCCAGCTCCTGCATGCTCCCCGGTTCGAGTGATACGACCGGCGAGAAGCCGTCGACGTCGTACTCCATCGCCGCGCCCGTGACTGGATCACCCATCAGGCCCGGCTCGGCGGGCGGCTTCGTGATGAATCCGGCAAAGAGGTTGCTGACCTCCTGCCGGAACAACACGGCGTCGTCGAAGTTGTCCAGCGACTTGAGCCGCAGCAGCACGGTCGACAGTTCGGGAACACCTCGCACCTGGCCGGGCCGCAATGCGAGGAGCACGTGCGCGATCTCGTCGGCCGGCACGCGAACCGTCTGCATGTTGGCCGTCGACGCACGTCCGTACTCGCCGGGATGACGCTGCAGCAGGTGATACGCAACGCGTCGACCGTCCGCATTGAACTCGACGCCGTTGACGATCTCGCCACCGCCCTGCACGGTCTCGTTCTTCTCCATCGGCAGCAGATCGCCTTCGAGAAGCCGGATCTGGATCGGGACCGCCAAGCCTTCGCTGGGACTGCGGAACTGGCGACGCACCAATACCTCGCCGTCACTGAAAAACGCCCGTGCGGCAAGTGTCTGCACGCCCGCCATGTCGAACAGATCGTCCGCGTCGATTTCCTCGCAGCTATCCTCCCAAAGTTGCTTTTGCATCTTGCGCACGGCTTCGTTCGGATGCTGCGGGTGCGCTTGGATGCCGTTGCCGATCGTGTTCGACACGAGCCGTGCGATCGCCGTTTTCGCCCACGGATCGTTGCGTATCGCGTCGCGTGCGCGCGACCGCAGCAGCGGCAGGTTTTGCACCGCCGCCGTATTCGGTCCCGCGCTCGACGCCCGCCACGACTTCGCCCGTGCTCCCGTCGTGCTCGCCGACTCGTATGCCGCTGCCTTCAACCGCGTGGGCACCACGAATCCGCGCCGCGCGAGTGACGGAAAGCCCGTCTTCATCGCACCCCCTTGCCGGCGTGACGAATCCGGACGATCGACGAACGCCCGGCTGCGCCGTTCAGGTCGCGAATGATCTCGGTGCGGGCTTCACGCAGCTCGCCGATCGAGCGATATTTCACGCGCCGGTCGGCATACTGGACTTCCAGCTCGCCCTTCGCGATTGCAGACTGGATGTTCTGCAGATCCTGTTTTGTGTATGCCATGCCATTCCCTCGTTTAGCGCCGCTTCAGGTACGTCGAGCGACCAACACGACGCCCCTGAATGCGCGAAACCCCGCTCGGGGGCGGGGTTTCGGTGGGTTTTGCTACCTGCGGCGACGGCCGCGGCGTCTCGATAATCTCGGGCACGTCCGGCGGATCGGGCGGCACCTCGGTCGGCAGCGCCGCCGGCAATGCCTCCAGCACCGGAACCGCATCGAACAGGGAGACCTGCGATGCACGATGCTGCTCGACCTGCCAATGCGCCTCGGTCATCAGGTGCACCTTCACGCTGCGGGCTGCGTGCAGCGCGTACCCTTCGCAGTCCAGTGCCTCGTTGCGCGGGCTGATCTTCTTCCACACGCGCTTACCGCCACGCGGCCCCGGCACCTTGACCTCCGCCGTGAGCTGCGAGAGGTAGTCGCTACGAACGCCGCTATACCAGTGCATGCGGCCCGGCCCGTCGCCTTCGAGCTTCAGTCGGTTTTCGAGGATGAGATCCTTCGCGCGGCTCACGCCGACCATGTATGGCCGCAGCCCGTACTTCGCGGCCTTGCTGTTGTTGCGCGTCGAATCGATCGAAGCCTTTGGCACGCTGAAGATCTCCGCGTCGACGTTGCTGCTGCCCTTGACCGCCATGACGTTGTAACCCGCGTGCTGCGCCGCACGCACATACTTGTAAACCGCATCCGACGTCGCACCGTCCGATGAGTCGATCGACGTTGCACGTACACGCAGCATCCAGCCGTTCTCATGCCGGTATGCGTGCGACAGCAGCATCGTCAACGCGCCCCATACCCCGCCTGTCATCGGGTCTTGCTGCTGCTCCGTCACGTTGCCGTAAATTTCGCCCCACGCGACGAGCCAGCTTTCCTCGCCGCGTCCCCATGCACGCAGGACGATCGCGAGCCGGTCGTGCTGCACGTCGACGCCGAGCGTCAACACCAGACCTCCGAGCGGCACCGTCAGCTCCGCATATGGCAGCGCACGTTGCGCGAGCACGTCCAGCTCGGGCAGATCGGTCTTGTACTTGTACGCCCGGCCCTGCGAGTTGTTCACGAACGAACGCATCTTCGTATCGTCGCCCTCGCGCAGCGCCTTGTCGGCCGTCAGCCACTTCTTGACCAGCTCCGCCATGTTCGAGCCGGGGAACGGCGACACCAGCTCGTTGATGCGGAAGCCGGCAACACCGTGAAACGGTGCCGTCGCAACCCATCGCCCGCGACGGACCGCGCGAATGCGCGTCGCGTCGTCCCACAACGAGCCGCAATGCGGGCAGGTGTAACGGGCCGTCTCCGGTTGTGCGCGGCCGTAGACCTCATGTACGACGTCGGCGCCCTCGCTCCACGTGACGTTTTCCCACGCCAGCTCATGCTCCTCGTCACAATCGGGGCACGGCACCAGATACACGCGCTGATCCGAAGCCGCGTAAGCCTGCTGGATGCGCGACAGGCCGTCGATCGTCGGCGTGCCGCCCAAGATCATCTTGCGTCGCCGGGCCGAGTAGCTCTTGTTCCGTTCCTCCAGCAGCGTGATCGAATCGCCCTGCTCGCGAACGTTCGTATTCGCGTCGTCGGGCTCCTCGACCGCAACGACCGGGGCCGGCGTCGACTTCACTTCGTCCGGCGCGTTCGACGTGATGAACTTCAGGAAGCCGCGTGCGAACGTCTTGTGGTCCCACAAGTTGTTTTTGTCGCGGGCCGCGTGAACCGGCAGTTTCGCCGAGAGGCGAGGCGTCACCTCGACCATCGGCTCGAACTTCTCCAGGTTGAACTTCTTCGCCGTTTTCTCTTTCGGGAACATGACGATCATCGGGCACGGATCAACGTCGATCCGCTTGCCGATGTAGTTCAGCAGCACGCCATCTGTCCACGCAACCTGCGCCGACTTCATGCACACGATCTTCTGCACGGTCGGATCGTCCAGCGCTTCGTGCATGCCGAACACCCATGGCGTGATGTTCGGGTTATACCGGCCGGGGCTGGCCGATCCCTTCGCGCTCAATCTACGATGTTTGCGTGCCCAATCCGTCGTCCCAATCCGCTCCGGCGGACGCAGCATCGTCGCGATCCGGCGAATCACCGCGTGGACTGTCTGGGTCGTATTCAGAAAGCTGCTCAAGGCATCCATATATATGCTCGTTCAACCATTCGACGTCCACCTCGACGCCGTATAGCGTGCGCAGCTCCTGCACCAACTTGTCGGACAGCGACAGCAGCTCCGTTTGAAATGCGCCGACCATCAGGCCGTACGCCTGTTCGAGCTGCGCCGCGTTGACGAGCTGCCCCTTCTTCTCTGCCAGCGTCAGCAGCTTGATCTCGCGATCGACGATCTCGGTCTTCGCCCGCTCGGCGACGAGATCAATGCCCGTACCGCTCGACCGCCCGGCCGCGACCTCGCGCAAATGCCGGATGTACGCGACGCGGATCTCGTCGATCGACGCCACACGGTAATCGAGCTGGACCTTGTCGACGAACCGCGAAACGGCCGACTGGTCAAGGTCGAGATGGTCAGCGATCTGCTGCTGAGTCGGCATGAATATGACCCCCTATGGAGACTCGCCAGTAGAGAAAAAACGCGGGTGCGAGCCCCCGCGTGTGGCGATGCCCAGAGGGTCCCCGCCTGCTCAAAAAATAGGCAGACCCGCACCGATCGCGACATCGGCGGTCACGCCGTCGCCTGCTCGGTCCATCGCCCACACGACACGGTCCATCGCGTCGTCAAACACGAAGCACCGCGCGGTAACGCGCCCCATGCTTCGATCTTCATCCCACGTCGACCAGACCTCGCTCGGCCCGGCGCTCGTCGACTCGATTCGCATTTCAGCGCCCCAATGCAAAAAGCCCTGAGGGCTTTCGCACTCAGGGCTTCGATATTCATTTCGTAAGGGCGAACGCCCTCCCAACAGATCCCGACAGACAGTTATCGTTGTTGGTCGCGGCGCTCCCGCGATTCAGTACGCCTGTCGGGCGAAGGTTGCGACACGAGTATGCGGTCGCTCATTTATCCAGTGACGCGGTAAAGGATGTGCAGAGTTTAAGCGATCCGCTCTTGAAATGGAATACGTTTCATCCTCGCAATTGTCGACGCAATGTGTCGTACACCGATCCATCCACCGTATCCAACAGCGCGAGCATGTCGTGAAAGCGCCACGACCAGTTCTTCCGATACTCGTCGAGCGATACGCCGAGCGCGTGCGCCCTGCCAGCGTCGTCGATCTGCCGCTTGCCGGAACCGGAACAGTCGGGGCAGATGTGCCTGCCCTTCGCATCCGAAACCGGCGACGCAGCGATCCGCCCCATCCCGCCACACTCGTCGCATGATTCGTATTCCCGAAAGACCAGCGGCCCGTTACGCCCTTCGAAAAACGGGATACGCTCCTCCGATACACACACCTTTCCACTACCTCCACATACATCACATGCATGCGTTGATGTCGTGACAGCACGCGCGCGACGCACGACACCACGCCCCTCGCACTCGACGCACTGATCGTTCACCCACTCATCCAGCAAGCGCAGCGCGAACCGCTCGACGATGTCGACCTTCGAACGCTCGACAGCGTGCCCCGCACGTTGATCGCGGCGCTCGTCGCGCGACAGGCCCGTGAACCGTGCACGCTTGAATCGGCCCGACGTCCGGATCATCTGCGCCAACAGCAACGTTGCACGTCGAACCATCGCAGGCGGCGGCATCGGCCCGGCCTTGATTCGGGCCAGCAAGCTCCCGAGATCGTTCGCAAAGGCGAGCGCGCCCAAAGTAACTTTAGGATCGGCAATCGGGTCGGTGAACTGACCGCGAACGCTCATCGCAACGCCCACCCGCTCTTTCAAATCGATCATGGCTATCTCCTATTCGTCCTAATGTCTCAATGTCCCAAGGGAAAAGGCTTGCAGGGGTGCGCGCCTGCGACATGCGCGACATGCGCCGCTCACGTCGCGCATGTCGCGCCCCCGCACCCGCGCCCGAGACCGCGCCTTGGGACATTGGGACATGGGACGTCCACAGCGCGCCAAGGCGGGGCAAGTGGCGCGCTTGCCGTGCAGGCACAGCGCGCCACGCGATCACAGCGGACTGTCGTCATCGCCCGCCGCGACCAGTTCGCGCTCCACTTCCGGCTCTTGCTCTTCCTTCACGTAGTACCAGCCACGCGACCCGGTCGACTCGCGCTTGCGCACCCACCCGAGCGACTTCAACGCCTTGCCGATGCGGCGCTGCTCCGCGAGCGTCCACTTCGAAGTGTCGAGCTTCAGGATGTCCGCGAGGATCTCTTCCATCGTCGTGCGCGAAACGAATTCCAGGGCCTTGGCGATCTTGTCCTCGTACACGTCGCCTTCGTAACGCTCCGCTTGCTCGATTTCGAACAGCGGGCGCTCATGCTCTTCTACGTGCCACACGACGCCCGACCGATACAGGTGCACGGCTTCCGCCCAGAGCTGTTCGCGAACGGCCACAATGCCGTCGATGTCGACCAGCCCGCCGACACGCAGCGGCCAGTAACGCCGGTTGCCCGATTCGTCCTTCAGGTACGTGTCGAAGTTGACCGAGCCGGCGAACACGCACTGACGCGGGACGTCGGTCGCCCGCTTGCCGTAGAAGTTGCGGAACCGGTCGACGGCCGTCGCAAAGAAGCTCTTCACCGCCGACGAGTCGGCCTTGTTCAACGAGTCCAGCTCGGCCAGCTCAATCACCCACTTGCCGGCCAGCACCGCGTACGTGTCTTTGTTGCCGATCTGGATCGGCGTATCGGTGAACCACGGAGCGCCGGCAAGCACCTTCAGCGCCGTCGATTTGCGATGCCCCTGCTTGCCTTCGAGGATCAGGACGTTGTCGACCTTGCAGCCCGGCTCCATCACGCGCGCGACGGCCGCGATCATCCATTTCATGAACGCGAGCTGCACATACTCGCTGTCGGCCACGCGCAGGTATGTCGACGGCATCGTGCGCACACGCGGCACGCCGTCCCATTTGAGCCGTTCGAGGTATTCGCGCACGTCATGGAAGTGCGTCGCGTCCGCCACCAACAAAACCGCGTTCATCACGATATCGGTGCGCACAGAGAGGCCGTAGCGCTGCGACAACCAAAGCGCGCAGCGCTGATCGTCCATGTCGGTCCACTCGCCAATCACACCCTGCGGGAACGGCGGCGCTTTGCGCTTCATCACGCGGCCGCCGAAGTCGTCCTGCTCGATGACGCCCTGCCACGCTTTGTGATTCGACAGGATCATGTGCACATTGCCGAGCGTCGGCAGCAGCGTGCCCTTGTCCGATCGCGCCAGATCCTGCTCCCACGTGTGTGCGCCGTTCTCTGCCTCACGGCCATCCCATTCCGGCTGTTTCGCGGCAGCGGACGTCGCGGCCGGTTTCGTCGGTGTGGCGTCCGCGATCGACACGGCGACCGTCGCCGGCCGGATCTCTTCGTTTGCTGGCGCGATGACGCGCAAGATTGCAGCCTGCACTTGCGCCTCGACAGGGTCGATGCCTTCTTCGACGTGCAAGTCGTTGAAATCGGTCAGCTTGCGCTCGCCGCGATTGGCGAATGCCGGATACACGACGCTCACGTCGGCGACCGTCGCTGCCGCCTCGTACGCACGCTTCAGGCCCGTGTTCTCGAAGCGCTTGCGGCGCAGGGGCATCACGTCGTTTCCGTAGCTCACCTCGACATACGGCACGCCATTGTCGTCACGACGGCGTGACACGGCGACCATGTACCACGTATTCTTCGCCTCGATCCGCACCGGCTCGGCACCAAACACCAGTTCACCCCGGAAAGCGAACTCGTCGGCGAGCCAGTCGCGCACGCGCTGTTCAATCTTCCAGTCGTCGTCGGCGCAGACCAGCACGTGCACATCCGGATACGTGGCACGGAGGTAGCGCACGGCCGGGAGGATGCCGCCCGCGTCGAAGCAGACGTTCACTGCGAACGCCTCGTCGATCGCCATGCGGATCGAGCGCGCGGTCGCGTAGCCTTCGGCGACGAGCACGATCTGGTCGTCTGCACCGACCTCGCCAAGCAGATACGACGCGCCCTTCTTTTCCATGCCTTTGTTGAAACGCTTCGCGCCGTCCGGAGTGATCTTCTGCAGGCCAACGAGCCGAGCATCGTCGCCGTACTGATACATCGGTACGAACATCGTGCCGTCCGCGTCGAAACGCACGCCTTCGGCCGTGATGCGCTTGCGTTCAAGATAGGCCGACTCGCCATGCTCTGCCGCGCGGCTCCACTGATCTCGCGCGCGGTTCGCGGCGAGCTTCGCCTGACGCGCATCACGCTCGGCCTGCTCACGGTCGGCGGCTTCCTGTCGGCGACGCGTCTCCGCGAGCACTTCCTCGCTCATCGGTGCGCCGCTCCATTCGAATCGCTCGGTGCCCGGATCGTCGCCCGAGAAATGGCCGAATGTGCCGCCATAGCCGATTACCGCGCCCTTGCTGACAACCTCGCGAAGCTGATACCAGTATTTCTTGCGCGGCCCGTACCGGTGATGTTTGCCGTCCGCGATCGGATGCCCGACGGGCAGGTCAGGATGCCCCGCAGCACGCAATTGCTGAATGATCTGGTCCAGTGTCGCCATACAAAAATTCCCTCGATCAAAGTTACTTTGGCCGCATGTCGCGGCCAGATCACAATTCGTTGAATGGTTCGCTGCTAACTCGCACGCCGAGCTGTCTCCAGCTCGACGAGGCGGCGGTCACGCTCGACCTTGTGAGAAAAGCTTCGCCATGCGGCCCGCCCCGCCGCATAGCACTGCCGTCCGCTCGACGAGCGGCTGTACTGCATTGCGCCACGTCGCAATGCGCTACTGATTCCGTTCACGTTCACGTGTGTCTCCTGTTATTTGCCGCGCAGTCGACGCCATTCCGCCGACATGAGATCGTCGAACGCGGCAAGGTCCAGCTCGCAGAGACGATCGGTAAGCTGGTCGCGAAACGCGTGACGTTCCGCCTTGGTCGCGAGCGCGGCGCATGCGCGCGCAGCTCGCTCGATGAACAAGCGCACATGCCCGGCTGCGTTCGCTTCCGCAAGAATCGGAGCGAGGCGATCGGGGAACGTGGCGATCAATTCGGACAGCAAGCGCCCCGCTTCGGCGGGGGCATACTCGAATCGGGATGCGAGCGTCGTGACAGCGCATGCCAATTGCTGCTCGGGCGAGCAGCAGAGGCCGATATGCTCACGGTCAGGACGACAGCACCCCATGCCGGACTTAAACCGCTCCATGACGACGACGGCGACGTGCGGCAAGGTTGCGAGCAGCGTGAATCAAACGCTGGAACAGGCGCTGGCCCTTGCGGCCGGTCGCGATGATCTTCTCGGCGTGTTGGTCGTCGATCCGCTGATCAGCCAGCGCACGCGTCACGTCGTCGGCGACGAGGCCAACATGCGCCTGCAGGTGCAGCGCCGTCGAAACAAGGCGCAGCGTGCCGGGTTCGCTGACGTCGTCAGCGGCATGGTCGTCGACGTGTTCGGCAACCAGCCCGAAGCGCGCGTTCAACGCATGCAGCGCGTCGAGCGCGTACGCCTCCCCCTCTGCCTTTTCCTGCATCCACTCGATCAGCAGCTCGAACATTTCCATCGACAAGCGACTGTCGCCGACACCACGCAAGCGAAGGCGAAGCGATTCCGGCGTGATGTTCTTACCGCGCCTGATCGTGAGGTGGTTCGCCGCGTCGGCGACACCGCCGGGCGTGTTGCGAACGGACGTATAAAGCACGTCCAGCCATTCGGTACTGTCGTATCGGCAGGTCATAGCGGGAGATTGGTAGAGAGTGGCTTTCATCCTGTCGCGGCGCACGAGCCACGATTACGATTCGGCCAATGGATAAACGGACGAAATCAATGCACCGCAGGTTGTGCCGCCCGCGAGACCGGGTGATCGGCGAAGTGGTCGTAGAGCGCCTGGACGGTCGACACGCGCGGATCACGATGGATGCGCAGAGCGATCTTTGTCAGCGTTTGGTAAGGGATGCCGCATTGGCGGGAAATTTCCGGCCACGCGCCTTTGGCTGCGTCAAGGTTGCGCAGCACGGTTGCGAGCATCGGTTCTTTGTTGTTCCGCATCGGACGATCCTTGGATGATGACCGTCCCAATAATATCCCATTCGGGATATTCACTCAACGCCTGCCGCCCGGCCAATATCTCGCAAGGGATTGCTCTTTCGCGGCAATATGCAGCCATGAATAAGATGCCGCTTCGGAAAATCTTGGCGCGGAACATTCGCCGGCACATGGAGGCGAACGAAAACATCCGCACGCAAGTGCAGCTCGGCAAAGCCGCTGGCGTGGCTCAGAGCAGTATTGCCCGCGTACTTAAGGGTGAAGTCGACACCCAGCTCTTCGTTATTGAAGCGATCGCCGAGGCTATCGGCGTGCCACCCGGATCGCTCCTCATGGATGACGAAGTCGAGCAGGAATTGCTGCGCTTCAATCGATCGCTTGTGGCCGCGCTACCGCCCTCCGAGAAAGCCAAGATCGAGAGCTACATCGAGTTCGTTTTGAGCCAGACGGAAGCCGTTCACGTTGAAGACGACGGCTCCCTCAGCATCTCAGAAGAAGTCCCGGCGACAAGCGAATCTAGACGCCGCGCCGGTGTGGCTGCTCAACGTCCATTATCAAATGAAACGGTGAGCAATGAGAAACCACGCCGCGAAACAGCATTCCGAGAGACCAGAAAGCAGCGCCGATAACGTCTACCACCTTTCGAATCACGACCTCAATCTTCGGCACCGCGCAATTCGCGAACATCTTCGCAACCAGCTAGCCCGGCACGCCGAAGAGTCGATCGTTGCAATCGCCTGCGTGACCATGCAGGCCGACGGAACGATCAGCATCTCCGCCAAAGGAATCGAAGCCGATCTCGCCGACGACATGCTCGACGGCCTGGGACACCTGTCGGCCCGAATTCGCCACCACACAAAGGGAAAGCCAAAGCCCGGCGGCCGGCAGCGCGGATATGCTGTAATCGGCTTAATGGCAGCCGTTGCGCTACTCGCCTTCGCGTACGTCAACGAGATACCGTGGCTCGATTGCGCCACCGTACTTGCGGGCCAGCTACTCGCCCCCTTTAGCAGCCGCACCCGCGCCTCACGCCAATAACCCCATCGCCCCGCCATCCCCTGCGGGGTATTCTCAGGCATAAATATCCCGATGGGGATTGACATACAAATATCCTAACGGGGATACTTCGACTGTCGCGTCGCCCGACGCTCAACCGGAGATCCCACCATGAAACCCAATGATCTGAACGCGGAAGCCCGTCAGGACTGGCTCCGCGACGAGCAGGCACCCCGCATCACCCCATCCGAACCCGCCCGCCAAAGCAACTTTGAGAAGTCGCCGATCTTCCGCTGGACGGTCGTTGCCGCCCTCTTGTTCGTTGCGGTGAACGTGTTCCAAGACGATCCGGTCGTCGTCCCGACGACCGCTTACCAAGTCACAGTCTGAACCGCCCCGACCCTGCCGGGGCAAGCAACCCCGGCGTCATGGAGACCACCATGCCGCGCATCAAAATCAAAGCCGAACCCCTCTTCGATGTCGAACGTCGAGATACCCTCTCGCTTCGCACCATCACGCGATACGACCGAAACGCTCGCCGTCCGTCGACCCCGATTCTGATCGGGAAGTACGTAGTCGGACGCCGCCCGCTCCCGGACAGCGTACATACGGAATATTTGATCCTCGACGGTACAGAGATCGCCCGCCGGCAGATATCAATTCCGGACGAAGGCAACTGCGCCGACGCAATCAAGCGCCTGCGCGACGCCAAGCGCGCAGCGGGTGTCGAGGCGTCGAGTGCGATCGATAAAGCGAAGACGCGTAGCAAGACGCGGACGGCGGCGACGCAGGAGGTCGCGTAATGGACGGCCGCACGCAACAGCTCGACCTCACAGCGCCGATCCCGACCGGCAACATCAAGGCAGCAGCCGCAGCGGCCGGCGCAACTTCGGCGGACCTTTGGATGGTCCCGTACGAACAACTTCACTACGACCCGTCCGACAACATCCGACCGGTTGACCCCGAATGGGTGACGCACCTCACCGCACTGATGATGGAGAACGGGTACGACAAAGGTTCGCCGCTCCATTGCTACGCGCGAAAGGTCGAAGGCAAGGATCTGCTGTATGTGTACAAGGGGCAGCACCGCTACCTCGCGGCCGGCAAAGCAATCGAGGCTGGCAAGGACATAGGCAAGATCCCGGTCGTCGTCCGTGACGCCAAGACGGTCAACCGCGCCGAAATGGTGATCGACGGCTATCTAAGCAACAACGGCAAGCCGTCGTCGCCGCTGGATCTGGCTGCTGCGGTCGCAGAGCTACGCGACATTCACGGCATGACGCTTGCGGCCATCTGCAAGCGCTTGAATGTCACCGATCAAACGATCCGCGACGTCGGCCTGCTTGAACGGGCACCGGCTGAACTGCATCAGCTCGTGCGGAACGGCCAATGTACAGGCACACTGGCGATCGAACAAATCCGCCAGCACGGCGGCGACAAAGCGCTCGAACGCATCGTCGTCGGGATCGCCAAAGCCGCCGAAGCCGGCAAGACGAAGGTTACGAAGAAGTACCTCGAAGCAGTGCCCCTGCTCGATACGCATCCGGACCCGGAGCCGTCGCCCGAGCACACAGCCGCCGTCAGCGACACCGACGCTGGCGGCGACACAGCACCGCTCGCCGCGTCTACGACCGCGGAACCCACGATCGAGGCGCAGGCGCCCATGCAGGCGGCGTCGCCCCAAAGCGCTCCCGCCAAGATCGGCGAGAAGCAGTCGAAGCAGCTCTTGCAGGCCCTGCAAGCTGTACTCCATGACAAGAACTTCGGCCGACTGGCAAAGCCGACGATCGAAGCAGTTCATGCAGCGCTGATGCCGCTCGCCGATCTACTCGGCTGCCCCTCGCCCGCAAAGGTCTGGCCGGTATCCGAGCCGGATGCAAACGGCGGCTGTGAGCCAGTCGATACAGTATGCGGACCTGAGCGAACCGGAAGAATCAAGGGTCCGCTCGCATACATTCGCGTCGCACAACCCGCACCCGGCGCATGGATTTACTCCATCGAATACAACACCGGCACCAGCTTCGCCAGCGACCCGCTGAAGGTATCGCACCAGACGCGCGCGGTATGGACGCGCGTTCAAGCGATTCGTTCCGGCGCAGCGCGGCTCATCGAGACGATCAAATCGCCGGTCCACGGGCGAACCAAGGCCGAGCAAGCGTCATTCAAGCGCATTCTCGAATGGGCGCACGAGATCGTCGGCATGCCTGATCCTGACATGACGGCCGAATTCTCCGCTGCCACCGCGAAGGGTGAACGCCCCGATTTGTCGGATGTGCTGACGGCCATCGGGCACAAGCAACGGATCGCGTCGAATCGGGCGCTGCTCGACGCCGCATTCCCGACTTACAAGGCGAAGCTCGCTCTTGGGCCTGCGTCCGCGTGGCCGTTCCCGACCGGAGCCGCAAATTGAACCCGCGCCCGGCTCTTTCTACCCCACGTCCGCTGCCGCGAAAGCGGGAACACGCGAAGAAGCGCCCGGCTATCGCACTGGCGAGCGTCAACGGCACTTCGATGCAATCGGACAACGACGGGCTGACGCCCGTAAAAACGATCCAGAAAGACGAAGCGCCGCTCGCGCGGCGCAAACCAGTCCAGATGAACGAAGCCTTGGCGGATACCCGCCAAGGCACGCTCGCGCGGCTCGACGCTCTGCGCATCGAGATCCGCGCGTTGATTGTCGATATCTCGCACGCGGCCGACGTCGAGCTACTGGACCTGATGGCCGACGAGATCGGATCGTTCGCTCGCCACAAGGCGGCTCAGGACGCACGCACCTGGGCAGCAACCGCCGGCATCACGCTGGAAACCGGCCTGATGCAGCTTGGCCGTGCACTGCTGCAACGTGAGGCAGATTCAAAGAACCAAGGATTCGAATTGAAATGATCCCATCACGGAACAATCCGGCCGAAGTGTACGGACTTAAGCCAATCAGGCAAGACAGCAAAGGCCCTCTTTTTAGCAACCTCGATACGCTGACGATGGTTGCGAATTACATCAACGCCGATTCTCACTACTTTCAACGACGACTCAAAGACATGAACGCCGATTTCGCGAAGGCTGAATCCACCACGCAAGATGCAATCGCCCTCTTCGAACGCTCGCTGTCCCGCATGATCGAGGCCGAAAAGCAAGTCTCTGAGTCGACGAAAAAAGCGGCGGGGAGCGTTCGGAAGTCGGCAAACGAACTCGGCGACACGATGCAACGTCTCCTGAAAACGGCCGACATTGACCGCCTTGAACGTTATGCCACCGTCCTCGAACGCATGGCAACCGCAATGCAAGCATTGGCGACCTTGGAGATCGACGGCAAGCTCGATCGTATCGTCAGCGCAATTCGATAATGGGGAGCGTTAGCCGATGACAACGCCTCCGAAGCGCGCAGTCCAGTTTCGTCTCGAACTGCAGGCAGACACCGTTGACCACCTCGTCACCGCACTCACCGATCTCGCCGCGCAGATCAGTGCCGAGCGGTTGAGCGCGCATGCAATCAGCGGCGGCGCTTTCAGCAGCCACGAATGCTGGCTGGCCATCGCAGATCACCCTACGCATGCGGATTACATTGAGCGATTGGAACAATGGCGTGACCGCATCACCGCAGCGCCGGGAGGTACCGAGTGAGGACGCTTGACCTGATCGAATGCGCTGAATTCCTGAAGATCGATCGCACGACGCTGCTCGACATCGTCCATCGTGGCGATATCCTTGGTGCCAAGATCGGCCGCGCATGGGTCTTTCTGGAGGACGACGTCGTGGCCTACCTGCGCGAACAGGTACAGGTGCAAACGCAGAAGAGGATCGAACAGATCCGGTGCGGGTCACCTGCAACTGACGCGCGCGTCGACAAGGCGATCCGAAAGCAACTTTCCTCGACTGATCCACGACGGCCCGGTAGAAAGGCGCGGCCATTGCCACGCTTGCCCGACCTCGCGGACGCCGCTATCGGTGTTGCCGCATAGCACGGAGCGATCAGCAGCTCGGCACAACGCCTAGCTGCTACCTGTCAGTCTCATTCGATGCCTTCGAAACCAAAGCCTCGGTATCCAATTCCGTAACCGCCTATCGGACCAGCTGCCGTTGCATCCCACCCAAGAAATGTTGTCGACCACTCCTCTGGATCGCCGACCTGACTCACGACGGGAAGTATTCGGAATCCATTCGTGTCGTCTACACCAATCTGCACATGCCCCCCGACACTTCGCACTGTCTGAATCCGTAGCATTTCCTTAAGAATCGCAATCGGACTGTCGTTCTTCCCTTCGCGCTGCCTATCACCGGCGATGCGAAGAAATTCGTCCGTTCCAGATCCCATGACGCATGCGTTGCCAGGGAGAACCGATCGCTCCGTGATGTCTACGAGAAACGCACCGTCTACGAAGCCAGCTCTCGTCATGAATGCCTTGAAATCGCCAACTACGGGGCAGAACCCAAACACAAACCCATCGAAAAAGAACTGGGAGATCAGTTCGCCAGTGCCAAGTCGGGAAGACATGTCGCGAATGTAGTGGTCGGCGATACTACGGAAGAGCCGCGCGACCTCTTCCACCGACACGGCGGGCGGCGAATCCTGCACCCCACGCAGATTTTGCGTGCAGGCAACCGCCAGCGAATACGTGTTCACAGCGGCTAACGCTGAGCCTGAAAACGCGAACCCGAAGCTTTGGCGAGCGCGCACTTCATACTCCAGCTGGTCCGGCAATTGCACATTAAGTGTGACCGGCACCTGAAAAATCTTCGGTCCATTGTCGGTCGTGGTGCTTCCAGTCAATCTCGATAAGCGAGTGTCAGCAATGCAACACAACGCCTTGTGGGCTACAGAGTGCCAAAGCGCAACGACGGTCATTGTTGTCCCTGATTGATTCGCCGAATCCTGTTTGAATGGCGCGACGGGCGCCATTTTGCAAATCGCGCGACCACTTTACCAAAGGCGCATAGCCAGATCACTCCCCCGCAGGTTGGCGTAGCGCATCAATACCTTGGGATTCGTGTGCCCGGTGATCTTCGCGATCTGAACGTCACTCAATGTCGTCCGCTCGTACAGCCGCGACGTTGCCTCATGCCGCAGGTCATGGAACACGAGATCCGAACAGCCCGCCGCGTCGAAGATCCGCCCAAACTGCGCCGATAGCCGGGACGAGACACGGGCGAGCACCTTGCGCTTGAGCAGTTGCACGCCCTCGGCCCGCATCGACGCCTCCATTTCGCCAACCCACGGGAACAAGCGGCCGGAGTCGAAGGTGAAACCGTTCATCTCTGGATCGCCGCCATTCACGGCGACGATGTACCGCTCGTACGCGGCTATCGCGATCGTCGTGAGCGGCACCGAGCGCTTGCTGCCGTTCTTCGTCTTCTCAAGGGACACCGTCCGCCGAGCAACATCAAACTGGTCGACCTCCAGCGTGTACATTTCCCGCATCCGCATGGCGGACTCGATGCCAAGCTCGAAAAGGAACACCAGCGCCGGCCGGTACGGGAGATCGAACGCACGCTCGCGGCCGTTTGGCTTCCCGCCGGCCATCAGTCGTCGAATCTCGGCCTGCTCCGCCTCGCTCGGCCGCCGATCCCGGTGTACGTCCTCTTTCGCGTCGACATCCTGCGCCTCGACCGCGACCCGATCTTCATCAGTGTAGGTTGCGTATCGCTTCGGGAGCAGGCGGAGAGGGTTAGTCGCCAACATCGGCGTGCCCGATCTCACCACCCAATCGAAGCAGCGAGCCAACGCACCGACGTAGTGCCGGATCGTTGACGGCGAAAGGTGGTCGTGTCGCTTCATGGCGGTCACCCACTGCTCGACCCACTGGTAATCGAGAGTCGCAAGCGACTTTGCTTTGATGGCCGCTCGTCCGAGGAGCGCATTGAGCACCTGGACGTCGGAATCAGGGACCGATACGCGGCGCAGGTACGCTCGAATGGCGTCCCCTGTTGTCGCGATCGCTTCGCGTTGCTCGACCACTTCGTCCGGCACGATGCCGGCGTCCAGCAGCTGCTCCAATCGGGCGACGTACGCGTCGCCTTCTTCCTCAGTGTCAAAGGTCAGGGAAAGTGGCTTTGGTAGCAGCTTCGCCCGTTTGATCGTGTATTCCCACGTGCCGGACGGCCGCAGTCGTTTGTTCGCCAT